GATGTCGACATTGTATTCTCCTATTGTATCGCATTGTATTAGCATTTTATGTAAAGGTATTGGGATGGCGTCTACTTTAGAGTTGACTCTGAAAGCAAGCTTCAATCAATACCCACTCGTCTTCGATATTAAGATTTTCAGTCTTAAATCTATTGAGTATATCATTATACTCAATTTTATCGAATCCGTCTACCGTGTTTTTAAAATAAACATTGGCATTCGGATGATTCTCTTCTATCCATTGTAATAGAGATAGAAATTGCAATTTTTGAACATTGCCCACTCCGGAATCAGAAGTGTATTCGTCTTTATATGTATGACAATCAGAGGAGTCATAGACATTATCTACAACATCGAACTCTAATGAGTCAAACCCTATAAGACAAATTTCAGTTTCTCCATGTTCTACAGCATAACCTAATGCATATAGACCACAAAGTAAGTTCCTGAACTCATCTTTTTTATATATAACTATGTTATCTTCGTGAACAGAGCTATAAGCCGTAAAGTAATGAACAAGGTCATCTTTACCTTTGAAGTTTTCACAATTCACTACGAACTTATCATCACCTGGTTTTCTCACATCAAAGTAGTTGAAAGCTCTATCTTCCATATTAACTTTCATACCTTCGTGCAACATGTTCCATGATACTTCGTCTTCGTCTAAATCAATCGGGTCGAATGAACCACCAACACAATGAGGTATTGTCTTATAGACTTCATCATCAATTGCATGACTCATAGGTGCCACATCAGCAGTAAATAACATATCTGGCATCGCATCTTTATAGACCATATTCTGACCCCACCATCTTTCGAGAGTGGATAAATCGTAATTATTTCTTGACGGTCCGTTTCCTACTATGTAGAGCATAATTGTATTAACTTCTTTTTAAACTTGTTATAGTCATAATTAATAAATGACTTATACTTATTTATCTTGTTTATAACCTCCGGATAAATTAAATTATCACTTATGAGATTATCCCATTTCTTTTGGCATTGTGTTATTTCACATAACATTACCATTGTTTCGATTGATATCTTCTTACCCATAAACTGTTTAAGTAGATAAGGATGTTGACCTTCTTTGACTGTTAACACCTCTTGTATTGATTTCTTCTTTAAAAGATTACTAACTTCATTCTCAAATAGATAAGTTAGTTTCTGATTTCTTTTCTTCCAATCGATAAAAGTTTTCTTCGCCTCGTTTTCAATCATGTCGCCAACCCACATATCTTTTGTGCATAGATTAGCGACATAGAAATCTTTTAACTCTTCTTTATATAGTCGTGCCAATTTAGCGAAGTGAAATCTATCATTTCGTTTGAGAAAGGAAGATAGTTCTGCTTTAACTTTACCATTGTATTGATTAAAGTCGTAGTCCTTAGAATGAAAATGTAATTTTATTCCAAGGTACAGTTTATAACTATCAAATCCTTCTCTACTACTCACCGCCTACGATGACCTTCTTTTTCTTAGGTACAACTAAGGCACCTGTAGCAGTTCTCCATGCTTCTTCTATTTGGTCATTAGTTGGTACAACTAAAGATACTGTATAGAATCTTGCTTCAGTTGGATTCTCTTCACCAGTCATTGCAACACCTCTAGCGAAACCCATTTTGCCTTCTGGTGCTTGAACAATCATTCTTGGGTTTTCTAATACTAAAGGGTCGACACTTTTCATTTTGCCAATGAACTCGCCGTTCATTGTGACTACACTTACGATATCATTTATCTTCATTTCGACTCCGTATAAAAAGATGTGAGAGAGCCTCTACTAGACTTCTCAACATTGATTAACTTTAACCTTTCTGCCTCAGCAGTAAGTTTTTCTTTTAAAGGTGGAGATAGAAGTCTTTTTGCACCTTCTGGTTCTACACCATTCACTTCACAAACTTTGAGTATAGCACTCATTACATCTGTTTTGTTTCCTACTAATAATCTTTCGACTTGTTCTGTAAATTCTTTTCTAGTTATCATTAGTATATTTCCTTATCTGTTTCTTCAACAACGATTGGACCGTAGAATAGATATTCACAATCTATTGAATCATACCCATTGTCAAAGAAATAACTTGTGCCTTCTTCATAGAGAGTTTCTTCTAATACTTCTCTCTCTTCATCGGTGCCTTTCCATTCTAAGATTTCAGAATCGAATGAACAACCATCCCAACATTCCTGAAATTCTTGTTCTTCAAAAACTTGTGGTTCAAACCAATCAGTGTCTTCCTGATTCATTGCATCTGTTAACCATTCAACTTCATCTTCATTCATTGGTTTGATTAACCATTCACCGTTTCGCCACATTGTCTCTGTTTTAATTCTATTGCCTGATTCATCAGTCCAATATTCTAATTCATAGACACTCTTCTTATTAGCACATGATATTTCATATGTCTTGCCAATCTCAATATTCATAATATACTCCTATTTAAACTCTCGTTCTCTAAACCACAAATTGAATGCATACTTCTCTCCTTCAAGCACAGGCAAACCTGCATGTTTAGAAAAGGGGTCTCTCTTATTTGTGTCTGGTAAAACATTATGCCAGAATATCATTGTGCCTTTTCTAGGTTGCACTTCGATACCTAACAAATTAAAACCTGTTCCGCCACCTTTGGGCACATCTCTTAGATATCCCAATGCAGTGACAAGTCTTTGACCGCCATTATCTAAGTAGATTGAATTGAAAGCTTCATCTTCTTCGTCAAAGGTGTCATAATGATAATCATACATTTCACCTTCGCCATAATAAACTACTTGAAAAGGTTCAGCATGACTTAAAGGTATTCTAACAGTGTCAGCAATCTTCTGACCGATTCTCTCTATTTCAGGTGATACATTATGATACACCCATGTATGTGAACCTGTTCGACCTTCTGTAAGTTGACCTTTGCCGTCTTTACTCGATACTGTTGCTTTTTCTAAATCTTGCCATGACCATCTTAAAATTTCTTCGCATTCTTCGTCTGTTAGAAAGTCATGTATTACTGATAGCATGACTCTATCATTCTTCATTACATTTATCATACGCCGTATAAGTTTTCGTATTGTTTTCTAAGTTGCACTAGTTCTTCTATATGTTCACTAGGGTCACTAATGAATAATTGAAATGTATTCATACCTTCAACGCCAACTATTGCAACAACTTCATCGATTGCAACACCTGTAAGTTCTTCGACCATGATAGCATATGCAGTCATTTGTATGAACCATGGTGTCGCCATATAATCGTCTTTTGGTTTACCTGATGATTTGAAATCTATGATTGCAAGTTGGTCTTCAAATAGTCCGACACAATCGACTCGACCTGCCATTTTTAGTTGATGTGAATATAGAGGTGCTTCTAGAGCAATTGGTGTAATGCCATCTAAGACAGGTTGAACTGCCTTGAACATACCTTCTTGTAGTATGTTATCAAACTCAATGTATTCTTTTTCTTGTCTTAGATAGTCTTCTATGTGCTGATGAAACTTTGTTCCTCTAGTCGTTGCTTGTTTAGTAATCTTGTTTGCAGTCTCTTCTCCGACTCGTTCACGCCAGAGTTTAATTTGTTCTTTTGCTCTTAGACCAACAACTGTTGTGACACTTGGGTATTTTGCATTGTTCTCACCAACATAAAATCTTTGACCGTTCTCTGAAATAGTTTCTAATTGTATAGATTCTAAGTCACCAAGTTCTAACAGATTTGTTTTCAATTTTGTCATAATGTATTATACTATTTTTTTCTTTGTTTGTGAATGTGTTTTTTAACAACCTCTTTAGTCTTAATATCTTTGATTGATTTGTTTGTGTTCAGACTAGAACCTGGATGAGCATCGCCAATCTTTGATAGAACTTCTTTAAACCCAGCATCAGTTTTGATTCTATCACCATGACCACCTACGATATTAGGGGCGCCAATGATTTCTTTTACCTGTGGATTCTTTTTGAGATACTTGACTTTGTTATCATAAGTCATCATAAGTTCGTATCTCTCATCTAACTCTGAGTTATAAAATTCGTAAAGGGGCATTAAGTTCTCGGTAAGTTTTGTTCAACGATATCAAGCACATCTTGTTCTTTATACCAAAGACCAGAATAGACTTGTTTGTGACCGTCATTCCATTCTACATGATATCTTTTATAACCAAAAGGTCTATCACTAAAGACTCTACAATCGCCGTAATTTTTTATTAGTATTCTCATAACATAAATGCAGGTGTATCTCGTTTAGTCCACACTGCGAAATCTCTCTTGTATTTATTGTAGTATTGTTGATACGCTTTTACTACATCACTTGACTTCACATCATCTGGCATTGCAGGTGGTGGAGGTGAGAACGGACCTGGTGTAATATTAGTTGGTGTTTCACATAGAACATCTCTAAGTTTTGAATCTGTTAGATGTTCTCTGCCGTATCTGTAAGTATACTCATCACATAGATGTGTAAACAACTGATACAAGAATTCATAATTACCTGATGTTTGTCTTGCCCATACAGCAGTTGGATGATTCAGGTGTGACGCCTTGTATAAGGTGTTTTCTAAGTTAGAGTTTGGCATACGCCATCTTTTGATTCGTCTGCCGTTTTTAGATAACGCCTCGTATTGGTCGCCGTCTAACATACGATGTGCAGTAGACATCAACTGAGCATACTCAATAATCATTTTAACAACATGCTTGTCACAATGTAGTTCAGCACATGGTTTGGGTTCTTCGTGTAAGTAAAATAAATTCATAAGTCTAGTATATCATAAATTAAGTTCATTGAGAACCTGTTTTGTTATTTGTAAAATATGTGGTCTGTAATTTGCACTGTTTCGTTTAGTGAGTCTGCCCAATATGGGTCGACATACAAACTATGATAATGTGTTGCACCTTCTGTAATATCAGGATACTTACCCATGATTACATCTTGAGCAATTACATACGATTCAAAAAATGTATCAGTGTCTAAAGGTTCATCTGACTTGCCATCACAGAACCAACTAAACTGACATTGATTACGAATCGGCACCATATTGCCTTTCCAATTCTCACGCCACTTTGCTTGATAGATAACGCCACAAATATCTTTTGGGTAAGCACTATGTTCCATTCTATTCAGAACAACATGTGCAACTGCGACTTTACCTGCAAGAGGTTGATTACCTGCCTCGAAGTAAATGTTCTTCGCCATACAAACTGTCTCGCCATTTTCATCAGCGGCATTGACTGTTTGGGGCAACATCATAACGAACATTAAAAAGGCACCGAAACCCATGCCGTATAGAAATGCTTTGAAAGCATCTTTCTCTGTATGTTTATGTTGCATATTAATACCCGCTGGTTGTATGTGCATACTCATCAGCACAATCTTTCTCACCACAAACACAATAACCTGGTAAAGGTTCATCTGCTGGGTCAGGTGCAAACTCACTAGGGTGTTTGACACCATATGTTTCTAAATTGTAAACTTCTTCTTCGGTTAGTTTACCGCCACTTGCCTCTGCAAGTATCTTATAACGATTA